TCACTGTCGCTTTAAGTGCGTCAAGTTCTTGTGCTAACGATTCAGCTGCATCCATGTAGCGGTCGCGTTCTTCTTGTAACGCTTGGTTGGTGACAGCGAGTGCGTCAACTCGATCCTGCCAGTATTCAAGTTCAAACTCTGTTTCGTTGCTCATGTCGTATCTCCTTACGTTGCAGTGGGGTTGATCCACCCCATATCCCATAATTTATATTGTTCACTACAGCAAAGTCAAGGCAATCCTTTTTTACTGTGCATTCAAAACAAACTTTTCTTGCTTCACGAATCTTTATATGGTTGATAGCTGCTTCGTCTATTTCCATAAAAAACATTTCGGTGTCAGCACCTTTACAGTTTGCATCCTTTTGCCAACCGAAGTCGTTGTCTTTTAATTCAAGGATGAAGTTGTCCAGGAGGCTCATTTCGTCGTATTCCACGGACTCCAGCCTGCCACATCAAACAGTAGTTTGCCAGCACGTAAGTTTGTTATCGGGTTCATCAGTTCCTCCTGGGTGCATACTTTCATACGGACACAGACAATTGCAAGTTTGGTTCGCTCAAAATCCCAGTTGATTCCATTGATCTGTAGGAGTCCTGTATCTGATGGATGCGACATGGTTGCCATGCGAATCAGGTTGCAATCTTTGTCCACTACAGAGCCGCCGATACGGGTCGGGCAGCCGCCGGATTCGCGTAGGATTATGTGACCCAATTTCTTCCATGTGTGAGGTGGCCAGCCTGCTTCGGTGGCTAGTTCTGGTAGCCATGAGATGTCGCCGTGACGGAACACGATGTCAGGTTCAGATGCCTTCTCAGACGCACGGACAGCCACGCTAAGAGGTTCAAGGGTTGGCAAAGGGGCTTTGGCTGCTGAAGCGATGCTGCCGAAGGTGATAATCCCTACCATAGAAACGGCAAATAGCCGTACAAGGTTTCGCATTAGTGTCTCCAATCATAGCAAAAAGGTCGGGTTCCTTACAGGTAAAGGGTTTTACCCCTAGTCCACCGCGATCAGACAATGGCTAGGGGACAACTACACGCGCCGGTTATGAGGGAGCGTACCCTTTATGTTGTTGTTACATCAGTATTCAGTAATGTTTAACAGCTTGATCAAATCTTTTACGGTGAGTACCACGTACTGATCTTCGGCTTTACCATAGCCTCGACGTTTGGCAACCACAACCCCAACTTCTGCGTTGGCGTTTATCCGTTCTGTTTCGGCTTCTTTTAGCCAGCCAGAGAAGTTGAGGGTGTTGTGGGATTTGCATTCAAAGACCAGGCGGTTGTCTACACCTGTGATGTCACCTTTGTCAAGCGCACCTTGTAGGGCGCGTCGTTCACAGTTCGGATAAAACTGTTTCAGATAGTCAACGATGAGTGTCTCGAAGGCTGTGCCTTTGGATTTGTTTTTGCTCACGGGGCGAGGATGCTGATGAGTTCTGATGCTTCTTTTTTGGTTAGATCATTGAACGATGTGATGGTTCGTTTCGTGTGGTCTGATGCCATTGAAAGCTGGTCTTCTTTACTGTTGATGCCTGCACCACTGCATAACGCACGAAGTTTGCCCAACTGTGGCGGTGTGGCTGATGCGTTTGGTTCTTTGATTTGTGGTGTGCCATTGGCAGGATGGTTGCTCCGTGATGGCTCGATAACTTCTGCACCCACAAACAGGTCAACCACTGTGGCCAATGCTTCCTCGGTGTTGTATGCAGGGTTGAAGTCATCCATCACTTCAGGTTCGACAGTAGGTTTCGGTGCGTACAACGCTTTTTTGGCTGTGGCATATGCGGCACGTAACAAATCCATATCGGATTCATGCAGGTTGTCTAGGTTGACACCAGCACTGTTGGCAATTTCGCGCCAATCTAATGCTGCTTCAGCACATGCACCTTTGAACCGTTCAATGTTGTCTGCTGATACTGGTGGGTTGCTGGCAAGTACTACAGGTTGTGCCTGGGGTGTTGGTGCAGCTTTAGGCATCGGTTTGGTTGTGCCGTGGGATACATCTTCCCATTCTTGCTTAGTCCACAACGCTAGGCAGATACCGAATCGCATAGCCGAGTTACGAATAAAGTCTGAGATGAGTTCTTTGAGCAGGTCAGGTTTGTTGTGCATGACTGAGCCGATACCGAGTCGGCGCACACCTTGCACGGTGAGCCAGCCTGCCATGTGTGCCATGCCGTTCTCAACACGGTACGCAGGTAGACCGTTGGTGTCAAACGCGGTTGGTTCCCAAGTCCACTCAGGGTCAATCTCGATCAACATTTTGGTGACATCTGCGTGACCTACGAAGTCAAGTTGCATTCCTGCTTTGGGTAGTTTCCCTACAATCTTTGGATCGGGGACACCATACTTGCCAATGATTTCTTCCAGTTTCATTTGCTTTCCTTTGCTGTGATCCGCATAGTGCGGAAGGTTGATGTTTTCTTAAACTTTGCGTGTAATGCTGGATGTTCTTTCTCAAACTGTTTAGCATCAAATGATGTACGTGACGAGTTCTTCCACGATACGACCTGCACCCCGTCAATTGATCCGTACTCTGCGTCACCGAGCATCATCCCCAACTCGCCTTGCAGCTGGTCGCGTACTGCTTCAGCAGATTTGATTTGCTCTTTAGCAATAGACAAACGCTCTAAAGTGTTGTATACCTCATGGCCCAAGACAACAGTGTTCTCATATCCTTCGGGGTACAAAGCCGAAGCATTGTCGTAGGTGGGGTCAGCACCTTCCGGCATCATCCCCATGTCGATGAACCCCAAGAATTTGCGTACTGCGTCTATGTGTTGTTGGCGTTCGTCGGATGTGACGGTTTGTGTATGGAATTGCAGTTGAAGATCGGAGTCAAAAACGATCCATATGATTTCGTTTGCATCAGCGCAGATCGCTTGTTGTACTCCTTGCCATTTCCAATATGGGGGGAGTTGACCGTTCCACCTTTTGTTATAGGTTTTCAGTTCATAGATTTTTCCTGACAAATCTTTGCCATCCAATGTTGCCATCAGACGTACACCTTCTTCTTCGTAGCAGTACAAATCTTGTGGTTCCGTGATGGTTGCGTTCAGTATCTCTGATGCCCACGACATGAGTGGTCCTTCAAGGATTGTTCCTCGACGCATCGCATCGTTTTGTTCTTTTGGCACGGGGGGTGTCTTGGCCAAGAGTTCTACTGCGAGGTCTGCTGGTGTGGTGAACCGGTGTTCGTTGTGTACTACGGCTGCTACGGATGCTGTGATCCGTGTTTGTCCTTCATGGTTTTGCCATCGTGCGTTCAACCATTCTTGGCTGCCGTGTGGCGGTTTCGGGATTGTGTATCTTTTCTGCATGATTTCTCCTTGTCGTTGCAGTTAGGTTTACTCTAGGGGTGTTGCAGAGTAATGTCAAGTCTTTGCGATATAGGGAATATCAATAGCTTTAATGTTTCGGATCATCGCTACAGGTATGTGAAGGATGTGATCCAGGTCGTCGTCTTCTGTGCGTGACTGGTACAGGGTGACATGGTTTTCTTTACCGCCATCACCTATCGATAGAAGGTATCCGCAAGAGGTGATGATGTATTCGGCTTGGTCTATGTCGCTGATTGGTGTCCAACCGATGCCACCGGAATGTGTGTCAGCCCAAGTTATTTCAACAATGGTTTTAGTCGTCATCTTCTACGCCTCGATCACCGCAGAACGGTTGTTGTGGTAGGGGTGTCTTGCACGGGCAAGGGTTGTTACGACGACCGAACATAGTCATTCTGGGTATTCAATCACGGACATATCGGATTGTGAATAATGTATGAGCCTGCCATCTTTGCCGATACCGCACCATGTCGGGGCATCCGAGTCGCACAAACAGCCGGTCACGTTCTTCGGGTCGTGAACGATCACACCTTTACAAGCGTTGCATTTAACTTGGTAAATCATTGTTCGTCTGGCATCCACGGTTCAATCTCGTCTTCGGGTACATCAACAGCAAGCATAAAGGTTTGGCCGTAGCGCACATCATATTTGGTTTGCTGTCCGTCAACAATCACAGATTCGATTGTCCCTGACTCGTCATCAATGATTACCCTGTCACCAACATTGAACAGTCTCATACAAGGCTCGCTCTCACATCACGAATCTGTTGACGCAAACGCTCAATCTCTGACCTCAACTTTTGTATTTCTTCCATACGTTCAGCGATCATAAACGCTGCTGTTTCACGCTGATATAGCATCTCTTTCATTGAACTCATTTGTTTCCCTTCGGGTTGTTTGATAAATAATCTACGCCACGCCACCTAGCCCAACCATCCCTGATTGGCACTAACTCTAAATTAAAATTACCGTCACCAGGTTCATACTCCACCACAGCTACACCTTGTTGCCAGTCTTCTGAACGGTACAACGGGCGACCATCCAAGTCATGCCCACCCCTAGTCGAAGGCACAGCCCCATCAGTACGCGCTAAACAGCCAGGTGATACAGCCAAGATAGTTCTTGCCCCGTCGTGATCATCACGGGTTCGTTCAGCCCATTCGCGCCTGTGGATATGTCCGAAGATGACAGAGGTTTTTACTGTTGACAAATATTTGTGTGCTGTGGAACCGCCGGAAGCAACCTTGTCGCCGTGAATAACGTGCAAGCGTTCGTTGATCCAATGCGCACCTGTCGGGTATCCACTCAGATACGTCACCTCGGACTCATCTAAACGACACAGGTATGGGACAGACATGACAGGCCATTCGTGCGGGACTTTGCCTCGGCGTAGCCCGAATGCTGCTGCTGCTGAGTCCAGCACATAGTTGCCGAGGCGTTCTTCGTGGTTGCCTGCAATCCAAATGATTTTGGCTTGTGGTGCAATCGTGCGTAGTTGGGCGCAAAGTTCTGTGGCACGGTCGATTGCTGCTTGTGTGGTGCGCGCAAACGCTGGCGTGTAACGGTACTTACCAAACTCGCACAGGTCTAGGTTGTCACCAACCAAAATGATTTGATTTGGCTTAGATGCTTTAACGATTCGTAACGCAACCTCGATAGCTTGCTCATCGTGGATTGGTTCTAACGCTTCGTTGCCTGCATGGAAGTAGCCGAGCTGCATGTCTGGCAAGATGATTGCTGTTTGATATTTGTTTGTTGACACCACGCTAGGTGAGAGTTTCGGGACACGATACTGTTTGCCTTGTTTAATGATCGGCCATGCTGGTGCAGTTACTTTCCGTAAATCATCCGCCAGTGACATGTATCAGTTCTCCTCTGCGATAAGAGTTAATCGAACCAACACTGATCCGATGACCACGGTTTTCTAAAGCCCGACTAATTGCCGGTGCAGAAATAGTGTAGTCGTTTAATGCGTTGACAAGATCGGCTTTGTCTTGGGTGTCTAGTTTGTTGATGATCTGCAAAAGCATCGGGATTCGACCGCTAACGGATTTACTGTTTTTTATTTCTTCCATCAGACTTGGCTTCACGGACTTTTTTGGCGTACTCAACGTTTGCCCCCTCGATTGTTTTGGTAAGTTTTTCTATGATTTCCCACAGTTCGTCAGCTTGGTTTCGTGAAGGTGTGACCTTCAGCAAACTGTCACGGATGAGCATGAGTTCAACGGTAGTGAATCCCCTCGCCATTTGCAAGCACCTTTCAATCGGTTTAGTTGTGCTTGGACCTTACATGGTCTGTGAGCGCACTGTCAATTCTGTCTACTTTGTCTTCTGTCCGGTTCAAAGATTTGTGCATGGTGCGCAGGATGCCTTGTACCACTTGGTGGTCTGCATGGTTTTCTTTGCCTAGTTTGGCAATAATGATTGCTAGCAGACCAAAACTACCAGTAACGACAGCAGCCCAAACAGCATCCATGTCATACGGCTTTCGCAGCTAGATGTGCTGCAACCGCAGGTGGGACTTGGTTTCCTTGGGTGTAGCGGATGTGCCACGGCTCTGACTGAACTTCGTGTGAGAAGCCGTAGAGGTGTTCGTTGGCGAGCATCCATGCAAGTCTAGGGCCTGATGCTGTGGACACATCGACTGCGATACCGAGGTTGTGTTGGCTTTTTCCTGGTGTTGCCAACATCGCCATACCTTTTTTGAGATACCACTTCTTACCTTCAAACGTTTTGGTGCTTTGACCTACGATTGGTTCCACTTGGTAGCGTGTGAGGAAGCCCCGTTTTTGGGTTTCGTAATCTCGATATGTGTCACCGCTACTCGTCGGAGTCAGTTTGATACCGTCTTTTTCTGCGGCATCTACCATTGCTTCCCAAGCATCAGCAGCACAATGATGCAACGTTCCACCTATAGTTTTGCGTAGTTTATCTGCAGCCAATTTTCCAGGCACAGCACCTTTAAGGTGCGCACAAAGTTTTACTGGTACAACAGGGTATGCCACTGAAATTACTTTTCAGATTTTGCGCCGAACGCGCTGTTGATTTCTTCCATTGTAAGTTTGCCATCAAGCGAAGCCTGAGCAAGTTTCTGTACCACTGTTGCACATGCAGCAAAACCAGCAAGCACAGCCGACTTCCAAATTTCTAGTTCAGGGGCAATTACAGCACTACCGCCGACGATAGCCAACGCTGAGGACAGGAATACTGCCACGATACGACCTGCGATGTCTTGTGCTTTTTTCATTCTGATTCCTTTGTGCTGAGAGTTAATGCTGCGTGTAACACTAATGATACACCAACCACCCATATAGCCTGTCTTAAGGTAGGACCCGAGAGGGTTATGAGAACTAGACCTGTGCCTGCGTAGGTCCATGCGTTGTCTTTGATGAGGTTGGCGAGGCGTTTCATGGTCGTCTCATTCTAGTACCTGCTGCTGTGAGGGTTGTCCCTGCTGCGATGGCGATGAGGGTTCGTCGTTCTCCTACAGGGATATTGGAGCCTGTTGGTACGTAGTCGTCGAATCCGCCGAAGATGTCTATGGTTTGTTCAAATACTTCTTGGACTGCGAGGGGTGCGTCTTGGATTGCTGCTGTAAGTTCGGCTATCTGTGTCGTATCTAGTTGTTGGACTTCGATGGTTTCAAAGATTTCTGTGGCTTGTTCTTCGGTGATGACAGCCAACACTTCAGGGTTAGAGGCGAGGGCTTCGGCTTGGTCGGCTGTTACTGCGGTGGCAAGGATTTGAGTGATGAGTGCTACTGCTTCTTCGGGGGCTAGGTTTTCGATTGTGTCCACAACGGTGTCGAACTGTTCTTCGGTGAGGGGGATGTCTGTGTCGCCAGCGTCTAGGAGGGCTTCTACGAGTTCAGGTGGTAATTCCTCAATAAGTTCCATTGGGGGCATTAGAGGGGGTTCTGGTGCGTCTAGTGGCATGTCTGGTGGCAGAGGCATGGTGTCTGGTGGCAGAGGCATGGTGTCTGGAGGCTCTGGTAGTAGCCCGACAAACGGTAGCGTATCGGGTGGATAAACAGTAGGGTATGTGTCCACAGGGTAAGGCATTGTGTCCACAACGTCGGGTGGGAGATTTAATGTTTCTGGTGGATATGTTTCAATCTCTGGTAGTACGAGGGGTGGTATCTCTGGCATGGCTGGCGGCTCTATTTGTGGCAGAGGAACCGTTGCTGGCGGCTCTGGCATTGTTGGCTCTACTGGGATTGTGGCGATTGTTTGAAGTGTCGTAGTAGTCAAGTTTGGTGGCACATCCACAGTCGTAGAGGGTGCAATAGTAGAAGTGGTCGTCGTTGTAGTCGTGGATGTTGTTGTGGATTCCCATGAGGTTGTTGTCTCCTGAATAGTGGTAGTCGTATCTGGGATAGTGGTATTTGGAACCGTGGTTGTAGTGGTTGTTAATCCATCCCAAAGAGAAAGATTGCTGATAGTTAAATGCCCTGGCTGGCAGCAAGAGTCTGTGGAGTACTGACGAAACGTAAAGATGTCACCCTCTTGAACAGGTATTGACATTGAACCTGTCGCATTGTTTTGTTGCGTAATCAACGTGTAAACCCCATTGATACCGTACTGTGGTGGGTCGTATGACCAGCCATCGTTGGTTTGGTATGTCCAAGTGAAATCTATTGTGTCCACATCCGCAGGGATTGTGGTTTCAATTTTCACCCAATGCGCTTGACCGCTGCAACCACCGTAGTCAGGTCCGTGAAGGGTAATCGAAGTACCAACTACTTCAACAGAACCGTTGCATGCTTGCGATTGGCTGTATGTCCAGTCTCCTGTAACGTCTGCTTTGGCGGGTTGTGCGAACAGTGCGAGTATTGCTACTGGCGCAAATATCAGCCAACGGTTAGCCGAGAAGTGCTGTGACCTCATCGGCTGTCAAACCTAACTTGTCGAGAACTGCCTGTCGTGTAGCAACTTTTGCTGCTGCTTCGTCAGCGATGTCTTGTTGAACCGATGCCCACAAACCATCAAGAACAGACTTGCTTGGCTTAGCACCATCGCTCAACCATTCAAGTGTTGCGTAGTCGTTGCCAGAAATCCACCATTCTTTGCCAGCGTAACGGCGTGTCAAAACTGCTACATAGTCGGTCATGCTGAAATCTCCATAAGCGTGATACTGCTAGTCGCGCCACCTACTTGACAAACTGCGTTTTGTCCTGCGGTTGACTTAAATCCCACCGTATAAGTAGTAGCCGAAGTTGTCGCTGGACTGTCCAAATAATTTACAGATAAGCCTGCTTGAGTGTCGTTTGATGCGCTTGTGTAAACACTCCCAAAACCTGGCGCGCCAAAAAAGTTTGTTCCTGCAACTGTGCCTCTAAAAAGTGTGCAATAAATACCGCCAGTAGAATTTTCTGTTCTTGCTGGCATTGTGACCATAACCAAAACTTTAGAAGTATTTGAAGAAGGCGTAATAGATGCACTTAAACCCGATGTTACATAACTTGTAGAAGTTGATGCAGTAGCAGTTGCAAAAGTCGCTTGGACAACTTGCAATACTCTGCTAACAGGAGCAAACGCTGTGCCGTTATACACCAACACCTGCGAAACAGTGGTGTCATAAATTGCTTGACCTGTGTACGGTGACGCAGGACGAGTAGCAGTAGTACAAACAGCAGGCTGAACCAACGACTGCGCACCCAAAACAGTAGACAACGGCATTACAAACCTCCCAACAATAGTTGTGCTTCATCAGCGGTGATACCTAAACGGTCGAGCAACGCTTCACGGGCTAAGACTTTAGCAGCAAGAGCATCGGCTTGTGCTGCGTTTGTAATTTTGTCTGCCTCATATTGGGCAAACTCCGCATCAGTCATTTCACGATGTTCCGCACCATCAAAAACAATTGGCTTTGTTGTCATATCAACTGTCCCCATATCCGTACACGCGATAAGTACCTGTAATAGTTCCAGAACTCACATAAAGAGTCATAGAGTCAAACGATGTAGTTGCTACAAACCTTGCATCATAAATAAATGCTGCGTCTGCTGACCCGTTATTGCCGTTCACATTTGCTTGCATAATTGTTTGCGCCGTTGCTTGTGGGGTCAAAACATCCATAGATAATGCGCTATAACTTATTGAACTTCCAAGATACAAATTATCTGCTCCAGTAGATTGGTTGTTTGCTGTTGCTGTTGCACCGTACTGGTAACCAAATTGCGCAAACTCATAATTAGATGTTGAATTGTCTGTGCCTGCTGTTCTAAAACGAATACGCAACGCATTAGCACCAGATACAGCGCTTAACTGGTAAATAACTTTGTAATTTTTGTAAGTTGAAGTAAAACTATTTGTGGGCAAACTTGCTGTTGCTGATGCAGTAAAACTTCCACCAGTAATAAAAGTCAGTCCGCTAACTGGTGCCCATGCCGTACCCTTATACACCTGCAACGTGTCGGTATCAGTCTCGCTGATAACTTGACCATCAAACGGAACTGTAGGTCGAGACGAAGATGTGGCTACACCCATGCGTAGACCTTGTGTTGTAGCAGAAATTGTCATGACAGCAACATCCTTGCTTCGTCGGCTGTGATGCCTAAACGGTCCAGTACGGCTTGCTTGGCTGCAAGTTTGGCGGTTGCTTCGTCAGCAATCTCTTGTTGAACTGACGCCCACAAACCATCAAGAGTTGCCTTGCTTGGCTTTGTTCCTTCACTGTGCCAAACAAGAGTTGCGTAATCGTTTTCGCTAATAGACCATTCTTTGCCTGCGTAACGGTGTGTTAATACTGCGATGTAATCGGTCATGCTGAAATCTCCATCAGTGTAATAAGTGCCGATGTTGTATCTACTTGCGAAGTTGCAGTAACTGTGCCGTTACCAGTCTTAAAACCCATCGTGTAAGTTTGTGCGGATACAGTACTTGGGCTATCTAAAAAGTTCATAGCAACACTTGTATAAATAAGTGGATAAATAAAAGCAGCACCAGCCACTGTTGTACCTGTGGCTAAGTTTGTGCCAGCCACAGTTCCTCTAAACATTGTCCAATGACATGCTGTGCCTGTGCCGTTATTCCATGCAGTGGTTGTAGCAATCACAAGTATTTTTGATGAAGTAGATGACGGGGTAATGGTTGCTGTAGCACCTGTTGTTACATAACTTGCACTAGTCGTTGTGGTCGCTGTTGTGTATTGCGAATGAACAACTTGCAATACCCTGCTAACAGGAGCAAACGCTGTGCCGTTGTAAACTTTTACTAAATCGGTGTCAGTCTCATAAATTGTTTGCCCGTCAAAAGGAACAGCAGGGCGAGTAGTACTAGTGCAAACACCAGTCTTTAACGAACCAACACCGTAGCCAGAATCAATGCCCATAACTAGTTTGTCTTATCCCAACCAACAACAGTCACATTCACCTTGCTTGCCGTATCCGACAAACCAGTCAAAGTCTCCGTAGTCAACAACACCAAAGCCGTATCCCAAATCATCACATCATTCGCACCAATCGGCAAATTCGACATCAACCTGTTAGCAGCCGTAGCCGAAGTACCAATAGCCAAAGTCACAGTACGGTCAACCG